GTTCGTTTATCCATTATTAAGCGGCCTCTTCTGCTGGTGTCTCCAATGATTTTGTCAATAGGCTCATAAATGCCTGCTTGCCAATTTGAAGCTGATCCAGATTAAACTGGGTAGACCCAATCTTGCGGTCCAAGTCAGTAACGTGATTAACAAAAACTTTTTGTTGGTCTGTCAGTTGGTCTTCGGTGTAGTCAGTGCCGTTGATCGAAATGGTTTTTGTTTTTTTCTCAGCCATCGTGATCTCCTTTCGGGGTTGGGGTCATGCGTTCTCCAATGCCGTAATTCGTGCTAATGCTTCCTGCAGTGCAGCCACAAGCAATGGGACCATCTTGCTCTAGTCATTTGTAATTATCCTTCCAATGCTGCTAGTCTTGTCTCAATAGCTGCAAACCGCTGCTCATTATATGCTGCTACGAATGACAACAACTCAGGGTATCTAATGCCCATACGTGTCTTGCTAGTTGCACCCTCTGGTGCTTCATCTTCTGTGTCATATGTATCTGTGCGTGTGTAAGCATCAACGGCTTCTACGGCTTCTGTCGTTACAGTTACAACATCGTTACCGTCTTCATCTGTAGTTGTCTCAGTGACTTCAGCAACAGCTTCAACAGCAGGAACATCAACGTCATGCTCCCACCAAGTGCTTGAGATAAACAGTGAGTAGTCACCAGCGTCTAAGCTCTCAGCCGTGAATGCAGCTTGTACGTCTTGAGCTATAATACCTGTGTGAGTTCTTGCATCGTTACCTTTAGCTGCAACTTTGTCTCTCCAACGGAAGGTCTTAAACAAGGCTGAGATACGTTTACCTACCAGCATTTCGGCTGAAGTTAGGCTTGCAATGTCTTGCTTTTCATTAGCATCAGAGGTTTGAATAGTGCCGTTGGTGGCGTAGATGTCGTCGAAGCGTGTACCCGATGTACCAATATCTATAGCATTATCTCTTCCGCTTGTTGATGAATTTGACGCAGGATAAACCGCATCAATGTCTCCTGCAAAGGTAAGGAATGTGTCACCACTACCAATAGCTATACGACTAGACCCAGTCCCAATACTCCCCACAGTGGTGCCGTCTTTGCGCAGGTCAATAATAGTACCATCGCTAGAGGTACGGTTCATGTACATCACTGTGGCGTTGTCTTTTGCTACCTCAATAGTTGTGCCACCATCTGAACCACTACCAAAATAACGTGCGGCAAACCCAAGGTTAGCTACGCCCAAACTGGTCTTGCCCACCATTAAGCTACCGCCAATGAAGTAACTGTCACCGTGTGTGCTGATTAGAACCGCATCAGTACCATCGTTTTTCTCTAGCAATAAATCTGCGTCACCTGAGGTGTTTTGGGCAAACCTAAAAGTACGATTGCCGTTATCGTTGCGGAACTCAGCAGTGTTTGTTGTAGTGTCGTTTACGTTTTGAACAGTCAGCCCATCAGCCGTAATTGCGCCTGTTACGTCAATGCCTGTGGACGTGGTGGCGAGTTTAGATGCGTTGTCGTAATACAAAACCACAGCGTTATTTTCATTGGTAGAAACCATTGTTTCGCCAGTAATGGTCTGAATCTTAACTTGATCTGAGCCTTGTAAGATTAAATCACCAGTACCGTTGTCTTTTATATAACTGTGCGAACCATCATGGTAAATCTGTAGGTCAGACCCAGCGCCAAAAATGGCCTTGGCATTGTCTGAGAATATCAAACTGTCTGCACTACTATCCCAAACAACATTCCTAGCAGCCGTATCGCCGTGCAAGGTAACGTCATAGCCTTGGTCGTTAGCACCTACAGTAAAAGTGGCGTCTAGTTGGACTGCACCATCAATGTCCACAACGTCTAGGTTAGTTGTTCCGTCTACGTCTATGTCGCCAGATATGTCTAAGGCTGTACCTATCAGTGTTTGTGTAAGAGTCACTTGCCCGTTGGAAGCTATGGTAATGGCGTCTACATCTGAGGCAGAGCCAATAGTCTTACCATCACCAATAATAATATCATCAGTAAATGTAGCAATGCCTGTCACACCAAGAGTGCCACCAACGGTTGCCAACCCACCAATCGCCACATCATCAGTAACCGTCAGATCGTCTTGAACCTTGAGGTCAACAACAGACAAAGAGGCAAAGGCGTCAACCATTGCCGCGCCAGAGCCTGCGCCGTCAGAATAGATGGCTTTAGTGTCACCCGCAGGAATTGTAATGTTAGCCCCAGACCCTTGGGATATAATAATATTTTGAGAGCCGCTTGTGCCGTTCTCAATGAACCACAACTTGCTGACCGTGTTAGGCGCAATTGTAATTGTACAGGCAGAGTCCAACGTACCAGTGTATTTCAAGAACATTGATCGTCCGGGATCAGTTGCCCCGTCTGCAATTGTAGTTGTATGCGTGTCAGCGTTTGTCGTGATACCTTCTGTACCAAAAGAAAACGCTTCCGCAATCAGTTCTAGGTTTGTATTTGTGACTGTTCCCCATGATCCCGACTGGTCGCCAGTCGCCATTTCGTTTAGGCGTAAGTCGTTTACATAAGTTGAAGCCATTTTAGTCGATCCTTACTATTGCGTTTGATGCAGTGGCGGCAGGAAATACGATCTTAAACGTACCGCCTGCAACAGTGAAGTCGCCACCAAAATCCAAGATAGCAATTGCTCCTCTTGCGTTTGATGAAGCATCGCCCAGCGTCTTGTTGTAAATTAATGCGCCCCGCGCCGTGAATGTTGCGCTTGTCCACTCAGGATCATCCGCATCAAAGCAGCCGCTGGTGCTGTTTTCAGTTACAGCCTTGCTTGCCAGAGCCACGCCGCCAGTGGTGTATCCACCGCCGTTCGCCACTTCATTTGATGTTATGTAACCGTCTGTCGCTGCCGACAGGGTTGCCGAACTTGTGTACAGTGCAATATAGACACTGTCTGTGTCGAGGTGGTGATCACCAAGCAACACGTCTTTTTTAAACAGCGTACTCATCGCTTGTGTGATAGCCATTAGATGCCTCCGTTATATTCTGCTGCGTAGTCACGCTGCATTTCTTGTACAAACAAAGCAACCGCTTCGTCAAATTGTGTCTTGTAGAGCGCCAGTGTTTCTGGAGCCTTCAGAAAGGCTGACGCCTCATATAGACACGCAGCTAGTAACACAGTTTCTGCGTTATCACCAATCCAGTTATTTGCGTTGGAGCTTGATAAGCCCGTTTCTGGGGCGATGAAGTCTACTTGGTAGGTGTCAGTCGAGTTTGGCGTTGGTGCCAATGTAATGACCATCCCAGCCGTTCCTGCGTTCTTTGTGCTGTACATGCGAGGAGTGCCTTGTGTAGTGGAATTGGGCCAATAGTCACGAACGTATGAATCAATTCTGTGATCCAAATAAGACAATACACTTGAGCTTGTCACCGCAACCTGACGTATCATTCTGGCTGACGCTACTGTGTAGTCTGCCGTGCCTGCTACAAGGCTTGCGGATGTTGCCTGCCGATAGCACGGTAGGTTTGGGAGGCGTTGGAAGATCATGCCCTCTGCCTGATCGATTATTGTATCGATAGATGCAACAAGTTCTGTTGAATCGTCTTCCAGAAAGTTTTGAATGTTTGCGACTAAAGTTGTGTAATTCATTTAGTTACCCCATGTCCCTTCTCCCCAGTCGCCAGAACCCCAGAAACTTTCGTCTATAGATATGCTTTCGTTACCTACATCACCATCGCCTGCAACGCCAGTTTCAGCTATTGTTAAAATCAGAGCCTCTGCACCTACAGCGCCAGTGCCTGCAACGCCAGCCTCATCAATCGACAGGCTGAGAGCCTCAACACCAACACCGCCCGTGCCGCCGCTACCAGATACGCCCTTAACGCCTGTGGGAGATACAGTGCCAACAGCACCCGTACCAGCCACGCCAGACTCATCAATAAACATTTCTAGTGCTTCAGTGCCTATTGCGCCTGTGCCAGCAACTCCAGTTTCATTTATATTGGTTTCAATGTAAACATTACCAACATTAGCAAATGCAGGGACACCAACGGGCGGTAAAAGCCTTGGGTCTATTGTCCAGTCCTGTGTAAATCCAATAAAGACCTCAATATTTTCTGGGTCATTATCTGGCCGTGCATTAAATAGTGCGGTAGCATCTACAACATTTTTTCTTGGAGTTAGTTGCGGATGTTTAGGCTCATAATCTTCTGGCGATACGCGCAGCCCATCCCAAGTGGTTCTGAGTTCTGTGTATTTAACCCGCAGACCACTTATGTCGCTTATTGCTAAAGATTTTTTGCCTGTCGCGTATTTTGGCATTACTCTATACTCACGATGGTTATTCCCACGCCACCCGTCGATGATATTCCGATATTAGGCAATTGATTGCGCGGGGCAAATATATCGTAACTAAAACCGACATAAAATATTATGTTTTCTGGGTCGTTATCATATCGCGGGTTCTTCAACACTACTGCATCTACAACATTTTTGGCAGGCGTTAGCTGTGGCTGCTTTGGTTCAAAGTCCTCTGGCGATACGCGCAGTCCATCCCAAGTAGTTTTCAGTTGGGTGTAGGGAACCCGAAGGCCACTTATGTCGCTTATTGCTTTGCTTTTCTTTCCTCTTGCATATTTTGCCATTAATATAAATTCAGCGCAGTGGGCTGAACCCTCAAACTTACACCATCATTATCAGAAGACGCCGCAAAATTAAACGATCTTTCGTACATTTCATTTAGGATCGAAAACTTCTCTGTCGCGTATTTTAGCGACAGCTTGCTTGCCAGCCCCGCGCAGATACATTCGCTCCATCGATATGGAATATCGGCGTCCTGATTGGACGCTGTAACGTCCTCAAGCTGATTTATTGACCAATACACCAAGCTGTATGTTGACACGTCAGGTATTTGCCAGATGTACAAAATCGGGGTATATTGCTTGTCCAGCATGTACTGGCTTGGCTTTCCCGAAGATGTTTTGTTTGGCAATTGATTGTAGTCGGATATTGACACACGATTAATTATTTGGTCGGACGTGTCTGTCCCAGAGCTATCGCGGATGACGGCATCCAGAATATCGATAGTGCCAACAGGCAGTGTGTATGGCGTTGTCTGGCCGTTCACTAGCGTCAGCGTATTCTGGGAAAGCGCCCAGTAATTTATGCCTCTGTTTGCCCACTCAGAGAAGAGTAGGTTTAGGCTGCGCCTTGCCGACACAGCCCTATCGCCTGTCTGGGTCTGGGGATCAATGCCACAACGCTCAAATGCTTCGGCAATGATCTCTTCGACATCTGGACGAAACGCTACGGTTCCTGACTGAGCCATGTCCTACCTCTATCAATATTTTTTAACGGCGCGAATAATCACTTGATATGCATCACCAGCCGCTCCAGCCCCAGTTGTTGTAAACTTGATGTCTCCAGTCCCATTAGCTCCGTATGTCGCGCTATTGGGCAAGCCACCAAATTTTTCAAAAGTTTGGTATCCCTGTTGATCTTCGGCCAGATGCAAAACAATAATATCAGTATCTGCGTCTGCCAATACCTCAACTGTCATTCCATGCAAAATCCACTGGCACTCCACAATGCGTATGCCTGTGCAGGCTTCGCCGTTTGCATTTGCCGCAAGGGAAGACACATCTATTTTAGACACTGCGCTTTCGTTGCCACCATCGACATATTGATATTGGAATGCAAACACGCATTCATGTGTGTTGTCGATGATCGTAGTTGATGTTGTAATATCAGCCATATTAATCTCCTAGATTGTAAAGTGGGGGTTGCCCCCCACCAGATTAATTAAGCAATTTGCACATACTCAATGATGAACGTAAACGATCCATCAGTTGTAGAGTTTACAGTATTTGTAATATTACAGTAAATTGTACGCTCTGCTGAAGTGTATTGAGCAGACACTGGAGCCGTTGTGGCGCTCTGAGTAGTAGCAACCAAGGTAGTAGTTGTTACGTTACCTACGACAACCGTTGTACCGCCATCCAATATTT